CGGTAGCAAATACCACGGCATTGCGTAATCTTTCTTCATAACTCCAATCCTTCACGTTCTTGTTGAAATTTACCTTCATGTAAAACCACCTTGTTATTAATCTTAATTGCTTTTGCTTGTACTGTGAAAACTTCTTCAACTGATTTTATAAACTCTAAAACTTCTTCCATACAAAATACCATACAAGGATTTCATACATTCATACATGTCTATAGACACATGTATGTGTATGTATGATTTTATATCCCAAATACATACATTTCATACATTGCAAAATGTATGATGTATGTATGATTATTTTATCCACCATCTGTCACCATTATTTGCTATAAATCCTTGATTTAAAAGTTCTTTTTTATAACCTCTAAATCTATCCTTATTTTTTGTGGTATGACAGTCGTCTATAAATGGAGCCCATTCTTTCCAAGAAACGGTAATTTCGTCTTCTCCAGTGTCTGACAGCACAAAACCAATTTTTCCATGAGTTTTTAGGCAATTTTCAAGTGAATCTAAAACCTTTTGGTGGCTAGAATCAATCTTATTAAATTTCTTAGATTCGCCATTATAATTTAAATAAACACTTGTTATTTGCTTATTATCATCTTCATCAAAAAACATTTCACCTTCTAATTCTACTTCATGTAAATTAAAAATCATTTCAGATTCAGAACTAAAATCTTTTGACTTGGTGCAGGAAAAAGTAATTGCTTCACCATTCTTGGTGACACAAAATTCTGCGTCCATTGCAGCTTTAATCGATGATGATCCTCTTGATCTACCCTTATCACCATGACCACTATGGTGTACTGTTAAAAATGTTGAATTTAATTCTTTTATAAACAACTCAGATGATATAAAAAACTTTCCCATATCTTCAGTGGAGTTCTCGTCACCAACCATATTTCTATTTAATGTGTCACATATAATAAGATCAGGCTTAAAATCTAAGTCCTTTATTATTTCTATAACTTGTTCTGATGCTTTTGGGTCTAATAAATTAATGGAACGTCTGCTAAACTTAATATTTGATACATCAGCATCTGGATATTTTTGCTTTAAAGCCTGAAAGCGCATGGTAACACCACGAAATCCCTCGCCTAATATATATAATACTTTGCATTTCTTTTTTACTTTGTGTCCATGCCAAGGTATCCCAGAACCTAAGCAAAAAGCCCAATCCATAGCGAAAAGACTTTTACCAGCACCTGACTCCCCGAAAAGAAGATTCATTGAACCACGCTCAAGTATTCCCTTAATTAACCAATCTGGCTTGCTTATTTCAGACATTAAATCTTCAATGTCTACAAACATTCCTTCACTGCTCCAATGTTTAATAGCAAACTCATCACTTAAAAAAGTAACAGGTTGTTGCCATCCATTAGCCTCAGCAAGGAATACCAATGTTCCTATTGTTATACCTTCTTTTTTACCAAAAGACTCCCACGTTTTACGAGTATCATTAATTCCTCTGTATTTAGACCCTTTGGCTGACCATAAATCCCATAATTCTAAACCTTCACCATTAGTAGCATCATGGATAGCCATACCAACCTTGCACCAAGTATCACGATCTAAATCAGGATTAACATAACCAAGCATTGTATTAATGTCATTGTCTGCTATGTCTACTTGACGACCATTGTACTCAGCCCGATGGAGGTCTTTTCTACGAAGAATATCAATAAGACTTAATGGTGCTTCTGAAATATCTTCTAAACTACCTGATAATATTTCATAAATAGCGCCACTTAGGTGCATTGATCCTGCACCAACAACATAACCTGTGGATTTAAAATCAATGCCAGGGTAACTTGCGTGCTTAGTGCTAAGAGAAACGCCATCTGGAGATTTAAAATATAAATGCCTAGAGTCACCACCGGAGCCTGTCTTAACAATAAAATTACAAGCCATTAACGCCCCTTGTAAATCATGGTCAAGTTTTCGCCATGAATCAATACCGCCGTTCCTAGCATCTATGTCAACAACTAAGTAACCGTTGCATAATACGCCAAACCCTGTGGAGAATTGACCAGCCATTTCCATAGTGGATAGTTGATCTTCATCCCACTCTGGAGTGTTCTGCCAGCCCTTTGATATAGGATGTTTAAAAGGAGCAGTACAACCTACTGTGTCACAATCACAAACACCATTAGTTGCACCATAAAGACCAAAAACTTTAAAACCAGCATCTTGATAATCGCGGTGGTTCATCTTACTTGTCCAGTAAAAAATCAGATGGGATTTCTTTGTTATTTGAAAGAGCAGCCCCCATCACTAATAGTTTTTGTTTTTCAGTCAATGTTTCTGACCAGTTATGTATTGTCTGCCTAGATACTTGACACGCTTGTGCAAGACCTTCTATCCCATCAAACACAAATGCCGCTTCTTTCTTTGTCATTATATAAACTCCTTAAAATAAAAAAATATTACATTTAGTAAAAAAACTGTTTACATATTATCAATTTTATGTAAAATGTGCAACGGAATTAGAGAAAAAGATTTTTAACCGTAAGGAGAAACACCATGAGCATCTTAAGCTCAATAGCAAAACCAGATGATCGTTCGATTATCTGCACTATAACTGGCGATGCAGGATTGGGTAAAACCAGTTTAGCTGCAACCTTTCCAAAACCCATTTTTATCAGAGCTGAAGATGGATTGCAAGCCATACCAACAGCAACACGTCCTGATGCGTTTCCACTTCTAAGCAATGTTGATATGTTGTGGGAACAACTAACTGCATTAATTAAGGAAGATCATGATTACAAAACCTTGGTTATTGAC